AGAGCGACTGCAGGCGCAGATCGGGGCCCTGGAGGACAGGCTGGCCCAGATCTCCATGGACATCGCCGGCGCGCGGTCCATACGCTCCATCACCCAGGCACTGTCTTTCGCCCCTGCAAGCGGCTGGAGCGACCCGGGCATCGACGCCGAGCTGGAACACATGGAGGAGCGGGTAACGGCGCTGCTGGAGGAGTACACGCGGAGACGCCGGCAGGTGATCGAGAAGCGAACGCGGCTGGCTGCCCTACGAGAGGAGACCGCGGTGATCGACACGGCCATGCAGCGGCTGACCAGAGACGAACGCGAGGTCGCCAAGCTGCGCTACCGGCGCCCCGGCATGAACAACTGCGAGATAGCGGCGGCGCTCTACTGCAGCGAGGGATGGGTCCGGCTCACGCGGAAACGCTTGGTCCGGAAGATCGCCGAAGGAATTGGCATTTTATGACTACGAAAATCATACGAGTCGTAGCGAGAAATCTATGATACGTTGGTATCGAGGCGGTCTCGCGGGAGCGGGCCGCTTTTGTTTTGGGGAGCGTGCCCAATGCTGATGTACTTCGGCGCGTCGCGGCCTCACGAAATCCGATTGCTGCATGACGAGGGCGTCAAGCGCGTCCTTGTGAGTGCGGCTCAGGCCGGCTTCAGGCAAACCATCTCGACCGCGGTAGAGCTGGGAATGGACGTGTTCCTGGATTCCGGCGCATTCAGCGCAATGACGCGCGGAATCAGGCTGACTACCGAGTGGTATGCGCAAGTGCTTGCAGAGTGTGCGCCGCGATGCGTGGCGTATGCGAGTTTGGATGTTGTCGGCGACGCGGAAGCCACGCGCGCGAACCAGGCATCGCTGGAACAGCGTGGTTTCCGGCCCATGCCGGTTTACCACTACGGCGAGCCAGACAAAGTCCTGGCGGATATGTGCAGACGCTATGACTACGTGGGCCTGGGCGGGCTGGTACCCGTGCTGCTTGATAACGCCGCTGGTTGCCGCCGATGGATCCGCTCGGCGACCCAGCGCTTTCCTAAGACGCGGTTTCATGGATTCGGTGTGGGGGCTGTGCGTGAGGATATCGGGCTCTATTCGTCTGATTCGACGACGTGGCTCGTGGGCTCGAAGTTCGGACGCCAACTCGGCCGGTATCGGGAGTTCGCGGACAGGGGACGGTACGGGCTGTTCTGGAGACCGGAGGAACTCAAGAGGCACAACATCCGCGCGATGCTATGGATGGAGCGGAGTATCGCCTGCGGAGAAAGATCGTGATTGGCGCTCGGTGCGATCCGGGCGTCTTTCTTTTGCGGCAACGGGGCGTAACAAGAGCCGCCGGGGCGGGTCGCCTCCTTCCCGCCCCGCCCAAGCCCCGTAACACTCGAAGGGAGGTGGTGCAGATGGCCGAATGGCAAGATGCCCCGGAACTCGCGAAGCTCGCCGCGGATATTGTCGCTGTGCGACCCGAAGTGGCGCATGTGGAGGTGGACGACATCCTGTTCCTGCGGGAGCTGGAAAGCAAGCCTGGATACACCCTGGCCCGCACCTATCGGCTTGTCGGTCACCCTATCGGGTTCTACATCACGGCGCGGTACGCCATCGTGGTCTACAGCCAGAACGCGGACTACATGAGCGCCAAGCAGATGGCCATCCTCATGCTTCACGAGCTCATGCACATCCCAGCGCTCGGGGATAAGCTGGTGGACCATGACGTGAAAGACTTCCGGAGCGTCCTCGGGATCGATCTGGATTGGGCTCGTCCGGGGCGGGAGGTAATGGACATTCTGGAGTGATCTGCAGTGGTACAAAATGTTACAGAGAAAAGATTGACGGCCACGGAGAAACGGCTGATCGAAGCCCTGCTAGACCCCGGCAACAGGTTCAAGTCCATCTCGGAGATCTGCGACATCATTGATTGCAGCAGGAAGACATACTACCGCGCATTCGAGAAGACCCACTTCCGGGAGGCATACAAGAGCCAGGCTGCCGCGCTCTCAGAGCGTCATCTCGGCCAGGTGATGAACGCCTTCGTCAAGGAGGCCACGCGAGGTTCCTTCCAGCACGGCAAGGTTTTGCTAGAGATGGCCGGGGTCTATGCGGAGAAATCCAAGCACGAGCTCTCCGGACCCGATGGCGGACCCATCCAGTGGGTTGACCTGGTGAAGGTGGCTCAGTCCGATGGCACGTCCAACGCGGAATCCGACTCCTGAAGAAGCTCGCCTGCTACTCGGACAGGCGCAGAGAGATCCGATCTGGTGGTGTGAGCATGTCCTGCGCGTCAAGCCCTGGAGCAAACAGATCGAGATTATGGAGTCGGTGCGCGATAACCCGCGCACAGCTGTGCGATCCTGTCACGGTATAGGAAAGAGCTTTACGGCAGGGCAAGTCATACTCTGGTTCCTCAACGTGTTTTCGCCGTCCATTGTGTTGTCCACCGCCCCTACCTGGAGGCAGGTGGAGAAGCTCGTATGGAAGGAAGTCCGGGCCAGCTACGCGAGGGCGCGGAGGGCCGGGCGACCCCTTGGGGGCAACCTGCTCCCGGCAAGCCCGGAACTGCAGATAATCCGTGACCAGTGGTATGCTGCCGGCCTGAGCACCAACGATCCTGACCGCTTCCAGGGCTACCACGAGGAACATCTGCTGGTCGTCGTCGACGAAGCGGCCGGCGTGCCGGAGGATATTCACGAGGCCATCGAGGGCGTGCTCACGTCCGAGCATACCCGCCTACTTTTGCTGGGGAACCCGACGTCAGTGGGAGGCACATTCCATAAGGCGTTCAGGGCGCCGGGCTATCACACCATACACATCAGCGCGTTCGACACGCCGAACTTCACGGCGTTCGGCATTACTGAGGAAGACTTCCGCGACAACACCTGGGAGGGCAAGATCGCCGGGCTACTGCCCAACCCGAAGCTGATTACTCCAGCGTGGGCATATGACAAGTTTGTGAAGTGGGGCCCGGATTCGGTGGCCTATCAGGCGCGCGTGGCCGGCAACTTCCCCGAGGGGGCAGATGACACTCTGATCCCTCTCGCTTGGGTGGAAGCCGCACAGGCGCGCTGGCTAGACGCGGAACCCGGCGAGCCCGTCGAGATCGGCGCGGACATCGCTAGGTATGGCAGCGATGAGTCTGTGATCGCGATCAGGCGCGGGATTAGGATCGAACCTCTGCTGGTGTATGCGCAGAAGGACACGATGGAGACCGCAGGCCTGGTAAAGGCGGCGCACTCCGAGACTGACGCCACCGCCATCAAGGTAGACGAGATCGGTATCGGCGCCGGTGTTGTGGATAGGCTCAAGGAATTGAAGTGCCCGGCTACCGGCGTGAACGTGGCGACTGCAGCTGCTGAGCCGGAACGATTCGCGAATCTCCGCGCCGAGCTGTGGTGGAACTTGCGAGAATTTCTGGATCCGAATCCGCGGGTGAACCCGAATCCGATTGCCTTGCCTCCGGACGATGTCCTCCTGGCGGATCTGGCCAATGTCAGGTACAAGGTCGACAGCAGGGGCCGGGTACAGCTGGAGTCTAAAGACGAAATCAAGAAGCGCCTCGGACGTTCGCCGGACCGGGGCGATGCTGTTGTACTGGCGTTCGCGCCGTCAGTATCGCACGATCCCGCGGCGCTCTCGGTGCTGCGCGGTCTCAGAGTCTATGGCAGGTGATGAGTAATGGCACGTAAAGCTAGCTGGTGGGGACGAATCACCGGCGAGATATCCAAGCTGCGCACAGCAGTCACGGGCTGGTCGATCAGGGCCGGACGTCTCGGCGGCGGATACAAGCTCGATTCGAGTCGCGTGGACTACGCCTTGGCGCGTCAGCTCTACGACAACACGCACGACAACTACAAGCTCGGCGGGGCGTTTGCCAAGCCCGTAGTCAACACGACTGTGGCGTTCATGGGTGTGCCGCGGTTCAGGAGCGAGGACGAGGAAGCCCAGGCTGTGCTGGACGACTTCTTCGGCGACAACGTGAGTCGCATGCAGCAGGTCCACACCGGCGCGCTCCGCGAGGGCGATGCCTACGTGATGCTCACCCGCGAGGAGGATGAAGACGCCGAACTTTACCCCGAGACCAACGGGGCGCGGTTGGTGTTCAACATCCTTCCGCCTGAGCAAGTTGCGGCGGTCAACCGCGACCCAATCACGGGATCGGCGCGCGAGTATGTCCTGAGATCGGAGCACACCTGGACGGACGAGTCGGACAATCGGCGTCGATGCACTGTCACGCAGCGCATACGTCGCGACACGCGGAAGGTCGAGGTTGAGGGAGACACGCCGCCGGACGTACAGACCGGCGAGCAGCCCAACCAATGGGGCTTCATTCCCATTGTGCACTTCCGGAACGAGGCGAGTGCTACCGCAGCCTTCGGCAAGTCGGATCTGGAGCCCGTAGAGCCATTTCTTCGGGCTTACCACGATGTAATGCTGCACGCCATCAACGGCAGCAAGATGCACAGCACGCCGCGATTGAAGCTGAGGCTCAAGGACGTCAGCGGTTTCCTTCTGCACAACTTCGGGATCTCGGATGTCGCGAAGTTCGCAGCGGAAGGCAAGACGATCAACCTCGACGGGCGCGAGCTGCTGATCCTGACAGACGGGGAGGACGCGGAGTTCATCGAGGTTCGCTCGGCCATCGGCGACGCGGCGTCGCTGCTCAAGCTGCTTTTCTACTGTTTGGTTGACGTCTCGGAGACTCCCGAATTCGCCTTCGGTGTCCACACGCCGTCGAGCCTGAGCTCTGTGAAAGAGCAGATGCCGATCCTGATTCGCAGGGTGGCCCGAAAGCGCGAGCACTTCACTGAGCAGTGGCAGATGGCGGCCCGCATGGCCCTGGCCATGACGGCAGCCGGCGAGAACAAAGCATTCAGCACCTACGCCACGACCGTACTCTGGGATGAGATTGACCCGCGCGATGACGGCGAAGTCGCTGATGCGCTGTGGAAGACCACGCAAGCGCTGAACACTGCCGTGCTCGGCGGATTCCTCTCAAGAGAGGCAGCTGCCATGTTCCTGGCGCAGTATATCGACACTATGGCCGAGTGGATCTCGGACGATCCCGAATTGCCTGGCGAACGCGAGCGGATAATCAAGGACCGGATCTTGATGGCCAGGCTGGACGGCGCGGAGGAAGAGGAACTGGAGATGATCGAAAAAGCCCTGGAGTTGGCGAGCGCGGCCAGGGCCGGCGGCGCCGGTGACTGACGATGTCTGAGCTCAGCAAGCAGCTCTGGCGGAACGTCATGAAGATTCGGACAGATAGCGACGAGGAGTTCGTCCGCTACATCCTGGAGGCCAGGAGCGAGTATCTGTCGCTGCGTCTCAAACAGGAGCCGGCTATCCGGGAGATCTACGTCAAGGCCGCTGCCAACGTCGCCGACGACATCGCGCGGCTAGCCCCGGGCACGAGCGACCTCACCCGCAACCATTTGCGGGCGCTGGAGAAGAGCCTGACGCGCGAAGCCGAAAACATCCGGCGGGCTCTTGAGGGGCGACTGAGGAGCGACCTGCAGCAGGCCACAGGGCTGGGGGGCAGGCCATTGCAGGCGCATATGGCGAGCTGCCTGCAGGCTGCTGGAGTGCCGCTCGACATGCTCCGCG